TTCCCACTGGACGCAACGGAAGTAAGAACGCAGGTCGGGAAGTCAACCGCTATTTTCAAGCTGCGTGACCTGACAGCGGCTTATAAGGATTTGACCGAGGACATGCCGAAGGGCGACAGCGACAGAAACGCGCCTATCTTTGAATTGCTCCGAAAGCTGGACGGTGAATGCGATGTTTAGCCCGATGCAGAAAACGTTCTGGCGGGAAGCAACACACCGCTGGAACGTGAAAACGGGCGCTACACGTTCGGGAAAGACCTATCAGGATTATTTTCTGATCCCCCGGCGGCTGCTGGCCGTGGAGGGCAAGGAAGGGCTGAACGTGATCCTGGGCAACACCCGCGAAACTATTCGGCGAAATATCCTGCTGCCCATGCAAAACCTGTACGGGGCCGAGTACGTTTCCAACCTCCGGGCTGATAATAGCTGCGATATGTTCGGGCAAAAGGTTTTCTGTTTGGGCGCGGACAATGCGAACCGCGTGGACAAAGTGCGCGGCTCATCCATCAAGTATTGCTATGGGGATGAAATCACCACATGGAACCCGGATGTGTTCGACATGCTGAAAAGCCGCCTGGATAAAAGCTATTCCATTTTTGACGGCACCTGCAACCCGGCGAACCCGCAACACTGGTTCAAGCAGTTTTTGGATTCCGACGCCGATATATACCAGCAAGCGTACACCATAGACGATAACCCATTCCTTGACTCGGTGTTCGTTGCGAACCTCAAGCGCGAGTATACCGGGACGGTGCTGTATGATCGGTACATCCTTGGCCTGTGGGTGGCTGCTGAGGGCGTGATCTATCGGCTGTTTGCCGACCACCCGGAGCGGTTCATTGTGGATGATCTGCCCGACCAGAAGATCCGGCATTGTGTCATCGGCGTGGACTTCGGCGGCGGCATAAGCGCCCATGCGTTCACATGTACCGGGTTTACTACGGGCGGGGCCATCGTGACGCTGGACGATTACCGGGAAAAACAGGCGCTTGACCCTGCGAAGCTGGAGCGTGATTTTGTGGACTTTGTGAAGCGCTGCCAAATGCGCTGGCTGGTGACGGACGTCTGGTGCGATTCAGCAGAGCAGACGCTGATCAACGGGCTTAGGAACGCGGCAGCGCGGGAGCGGATCGGCGTTAACATCGGCAACGCGCTGAAAAGGCCCATAAACGACCGTATAAGGGCCTTGTGCCTGCTGATGGGCGCGGGTCGGTATTATTGCGCCCCCAACTGCACGAACACCATAGACGCGCTTAAAAGCGCATTATGGGACAGCAAGCACAACACCGAGGATGTGCGGCTTGATGACGGCACAACGAACATCGACAGCTTGGACAGCCTTGAATACAGTTTCGAGCGCGAAATCCCGAACCTGATAGCGGGGTGGTGACATATGCAAGTTTTATCAAAAATCAAAGATTGGGGGCGAAGGCTCATGGACAGGACGGCAAGCGCTACGGGCATCGCCCGCGAATACAAGACCATTTTCGATCTGGGCGGCGTGCCATCGTTCGCGCAGTTTTACGATTTTGGCATTTTCGTGTGGAAAATGATTTACCGGGGATTTTACAAGCCCTGGCACCTGATCCCCGCGCCCACCATCAGCAACCCGAAGGCCACGCGGCAGGTGTACAGAATGAACGCTGCAAAGGCCGTGTGCGCGGAGCTTGCGGGGCTGGTATGGGGCGAAGAATGCCAGATCAGCGTGAGCATGGACGGGCGCGAGAGCACGGACGAAAACCCCGACCCGCTGAACATGTTCATCCAGAAGGTACTTTGCGAAAACGCTTTCCGCGAAAAGATGCAGGAAAGCATTGAGCAGGGCGCGGCGCTGGGCGGCAGCGCAATGAAGGTATGGCGGGATGTGCGCCGGGACAGCGAAGGTCGGGAAGTGGAAGGCACCGATAAAATCAAGATCGGTTATGCCATGGCTGATCAGTTCGTGCCCATCAGTTGGGACAACGCCAAGGTGCATGAGGCCGTATTCATTTCCCGCGTGGCGAAGAAAGGCTGGTATTACACCCGGCTTGAATGGCATACGTGGGACGGGATGACATACACCATCCGCAACGAGCTTTACCGCAGCGAAATGCAGAAGGGCGCGAACGGCGACAGTCAGGATATATTGGGCATCCGCGTGCCGCTGGCTGAAATGTACCCGTATCTGGACGAGGAAACCATCGTGCCGGTGGGCGAAAGCCTGTTCTGCTACTGGCGGACGCCCGTTGCCAATAACCTGGATGATAACAGCCCGCTGGGAATGAGCGTATACGGCAACGCGCTGGAGACGCTGCACGCGCTGGATATTTGCTATGACAGCTTCGTGCGCGAGTTTAGGCTTGGCAAAAAGCGCATTATCGTTCCCGCCCGCGCTGTGCGAACCGTAGTCGATCCCGAAACCGGGCTGCAGCGGCGGTACTTTGACCCCGGCGATGAAACCTATGAAGCGCTGGCCAGCGATGACCCCAACGATCTGAAGATCACGGACAACAGCGTGGAGCTGCGGGTGGAGGAGCATATCGCCGCAATCAATGCCTTTTTGAGCATCCTGTGCTTGCAGCTGGGCTTTAGTGCTGGAACCTTTACGTTTGACCAGCATGAGGGCGTAAAAACCGCCACCGAGGTCATCAGCGAAAACAGCAAGACTTACAAGACCATCAAGACCATGCAGAACCAGATCGCTCCGGCGATTGAGCATCTGGTGAGAAACATCGTGGATGTGGCCGCGCTGTATGGCATGGAGTTTGAGGGCCAGAGCGTGGAGCGGCTGGCGGCGGGCGGCTACCATGTGCAGGTTATCTTCGATGACGGCGTGACGCAGGACAGGCAGACCAATATCAACGAGGGCGTAATGCTGGTGGGCGCTGGCTTACTGAGCAAATATACCTTTATGACCGATAAGAAGTACGGGCAGGGGTTGACGCCCGAAGAAGCCGAAGCCGAGCTGAAGCGCATACGGGAAGAAGGCACGGGCAACAGCGTGGATGTGACGCGCCTGTTCGGCGGGATGGAGTGATTAAATGCGGCCAGCGTTCTTGGATGAAATGTCGTGTAGCATGGCCGAGGTGTACGGAGCGGTTACGGATCGCATATTGATCAACCTTGCCCGCTATTTCCCCTACGTGAAGCCGGGGGAAGAATTGCCGGGGGCGTTTGAATATCAGGCGCGGATGCTGGCGAAAATGGGACAGGTGAACCGCGACACAGCGGATATCATCATGCAGAGCCTGGACGGCGCGGACGCCGCCCTGCGCGGGGCGCTGGAAACGGCGATCCTGGACGCGCTGAAAAACGAAGAGCCCAAGCTGCGCAAGGCCGCAGAGCAAGGGCTGCTTGGCAGCTTCATCCCGCCCGAGGTAGCACCGGGACAGATGCAGGCATTCAAAAGCTATTACGCCCAAAGCGCCGATAAGCTGAACCTGGTAAACACGGTGATGCTGGAAAGCACCCAGGCGGCGTATACGGCCACGGTATCCGATGTGGTGAACAGGATACAGAACACCCAAGCCATTTTGAACACCGGCGCGGGCGAGGTGATCACCGGCGTTTCAAGCTGGAACACCGCCATGCACGACGCGGTGCAGAAAATGGTAGCCAACGGCCTGACGGGATTTATTGACCACGGCGGGCATCATTGGTCACCCGAGGCCTATGTGGCAATGGACATCCGGACAACGATGTTCAACACATCCCGCGCCGCCATCAATGAGCGGGCGCAGGAATACGGGTGCGATTTGTATCAGGTGAGCAGCCACAACGGGGCGCGACCGCTGTGCTACCCGTGGCAGGGCAAGGTGATTGCAAGGGCTGGCCCGCACGGCTCGACAACAGACATCGATGGAAACACCATCGAGGTTTACGCCCAAGATGAGACCAGTTATGGGCAAGCGGCTGGTCTATTCGGTAGACAGTTTATGCCGAATTAAAACCTTGTGAACCCTATTACTCAGGGGTGTAGGAACAACCGAGGTAAGCGCAGGAAATGGCGCTGAATGTTCCTGCTAACAGGGAAAACCCCGCCGAAGCGGGGTCAATCCTGTGCCGAGTTGCAATAGCGCCATACATAACCGTATGCGGTTTTATGACGGCCTCCAAGCGCACAATCCGATATAACTGAACTGGCGTTGCGGGATTCCGTTATCCCGTTCTCAATAAGCCATCTTTCAGCTTCACGGATGCCGTTAAATGTATGGAGCAATTCTTTACCGTCTTTGGTATACATGTTGACAGGCTTTTTTATCGTATCGGTATAACGCTTCAATTGCTGTGATTTAGTTTGAAGATATTCCGGGTTTTCAAGCCGTTTTTTCTGGACAGCGCTTGATTGTTCGCTCCTGCGTTTCCGGTATTCTTCATTCTTCCACATTTCAGCGTTATAATTCCGCATCCAATCCTGATAGGTTGTTGCTTTAGTTTGGTTATAACCAAACTCAACGGCGTTCATGGATTCGATGTAGAAGCGTTCACGTTCACGGACATTCTCACGGGTACAAACTTCCAAAACATCAATGGAGAATGCGTCCCAACCGTATTTATCAATATCTGCCCCAAGTTCCTTGTTTGGGTTGCGGTTATGAGAAAAACGGTGGTACTTCATCCGGGATTTAAGATTGAACGTGCTTCCGATATAAAACTTGCCTGTTACTGTGTTTGTCAGTTTGTAGACGCAACAAATCTTTTCCATAGCGTCACCTCCTGACAATATTATATCAAAATACGGCATAAATTGCAAGCATTGCAAAAGGTCAAGAGACTAACGCTGATGAGTGTAAGCGTGTAGGCGGGGGGATGAGTTGCCCGCCCAAGTGCAAGGCCGCAGAAATGCGGAAGATATAGTCCAATCCTTCAAGCAATTGAAGACGGTAAACTGTGGTCACTATCCAATGGTCTTCATACCCGGATTCAGCACATTGAAAGGCGAACCCCAAGACCCGGAGGAAAACGAAAAGACCTACGCCGAAAGCCAGGAGCAAAGGGCGCTGGAGCGCAAGCTGCGGGCAGAGCGGCGGGATTTGGAAGTGATGAAAGCGCAGGGCGCGGATGAACAGGCCATCAAGGCCCAGCGGGAGAAGGTACGCAAGGCCAGCGCGGATATCGACCAATTCTGCGAGGACACCGGGCGGGCAAGGAGAAGGAGCCGGGAATACACGCCAGTCAATGCGACATGGCCCGACAATTACGAACCGGGCAAGGCCAGCACAGCTGAAAGGCCAAAGCCGAAAAAAACGGAAAAGAAAAAGCCAGAAGCGAAAGCAGAAAGCGATTTTGTGCTAAAAACACTCCCGGCAAGCAATATTGAAGCTGTTCCTGTAAAACAGCTTTCAGAAAAGCTGACAACACAGCAGATCATTGACCGAGTGGGCGGCGCGGATAAGACAAGCGGTTCTTGTTCTTCGCTGACCCTTGCATACGGTGGCAATAAAGCCGGGTATGATGTGCTTGACTTCCGAGGCGGCAACAGTCAATCGCTCTTTTCAAGGTATAGCAGCATGACGGAAATTGCAAACTTCAAAGGGGTTGACGGGCTTGTTGTAAGAGATTATAATGGGTTTAAGAGCGCAAACGCCGCGCTTGCATCCGTTGAGGCTGGCAAGGAATACTATTTTGCAACCGCGAGCCATGCGGCTGTGGTGCACAAAACGGAAACCGGGCTGGAATATCTTGAATTGCAATCCGCAAAAAACAACGGATTCCACGAACTAAATGATAACGTGCTGAAATGGCGGTTCGGGGCGAAAAGAAGCCGTTCGACCTACGGACACAAATTACAGATTCCAAGCATTTTGATAGACCTTGAAAAGCTGGGGCAAAGCCCCGATTTCAGGGCGATGCTTGAATACATCAACACGGCTGCTGACAAGCAGCAGAAAGGAGCTGGCGGTGGCATTAAGTGATTGGTACAAACACAATGCAAGCGACACTGTTTGGTGGCGCGATAATTATGATGCTGTCGGCGAGTTCCTTTTCTCGTTTGATAAAAAGAAAACGTTCAATTTCTTCCGGGATTATCCGCAGGAATTGACTGAAGAACAGCAACGGATATTTGAAAAAGAAAACCCAGAACTTGCAAAGCTGAAAGCGACCTGAACAGGCCGCTTTTTTCGTGCAGAATGGAGGTAAGAAGCATGACCTGCACTCACCCTGTATTGTATGACCATCCTGACGGCCTGCGCTGCCACATTTGCGGGGCGCTGATCTCAGCAAAGGATTCTGGTGATAAACTGGAAGGGCCGGAAAAGAAGCCGCCAGAAGGGCTTAAAAAGCCCGCAAAACGCAAAGCAAAAAGCACAGTTGATTAAAGCATCCGAAAGGGTGCTTTTTTCATACAATCACGCCCGGCGGGGCGTTAAACACGCGGATTCGCCCAATCGTCAACGGGCGTAAAAGGAGGACGTAAAATGGCTGAATTTACCCGGAAATTTCTCATGGATCACGGTGTACCCGAAGATCAGGTTGACGCAATCATGGCGGCGCGAAACCAGACAATGAACGACACGCTTTCCGGCTATGTGGCGAAAGCGGATGTTCAAAAGCAGATAGAAGCCGCTGTTGCCGCTGTTCCGAAGCCTGAACCCATCGACCCCAAGACAACGGATGAATACCAGGCATTGCAGCGTGAGCGCGACATGCTGCGGGCGATTGGCGGGGATGACTTCGCCAGCGTGAAACCCAAATTCCGTGAACAGGTATTCGGAATGCTGGACAGGGGCGAAAAGGCCAAGCCGATAGCGGAACAGCTTACCGGGATTCAGGAGAAATACGAGGAGTATTTCACCGTAAAACAGGAATCGACACCCAAACCCACCTTTGGCGCTCCCACTCAAGGCAGCATGCCGAAGGGTGACGAGGGTGTTGAAGCACAATTCATGAAGGCGTGGGGAATTTCCCCGAAAAAGTAACAGAAAGGAGAATGAACAATGGCTTTTGTTCAGACCAATGTGAACTATGCGGCTGAGTACAGCCGCGCCGTGGCGAATGCCTATCCCTATTATTCCTACTTTGCCCCCATCTGGGCCAGCGCG